CAACCATTCTGGTGATTTTTTGGACTTCTGGGTCTTCTGACACTTTCGTCTGGACCGGCTCCAATTCAAAAGGCTTGCCGGCAAGCGCTCTGCGTAAGTCAAAACAAGATATGGAGGCGTCCCCGTCGAGCTCAACAACACCATCGCCGAGGGCCAGATCGGATAATCTAATATCTTCTCCGGTAAGAGAGCTTAATGTTTTGGCAAGAATCAGCATGTTCGCCAATGAACCTGTTGAAATACCTTTTTCTAAAGCGTTGATCTTAGAGCTTGTCCATGTTGCCCCAAGGCTGCGCGCCTCTGTCGCGACGCGATCAAGCGTGAAGCCATTCTCCTGCCTTATGGCCTTCAAATAAGCACCAATAACCTTATTTATCTTCATGTTTTAAATTTTAGAACACGACACGCCGATAAGGTATACAGATTCCAGTTATTAAAACTTGTGCTATATTCACTTTTACAAGTTCTAATGGATAAAACCTGTGAAAGGAGGTTTCAGTAATGCCAGCAATTGCCATGAGTCCGACCCTCAGCCCCAAGGAGGTTTTCGAGCACTACGGGCTCAAGCCCAATCATCTGGCCCAGCTGCGCTACCAGAGGAAAGGGCCCCGCTACATCCAGGCGACGCCGCGAACGGTTTTGTACCGACAAAGCGACATCGAGGATTGGCTGACCGCCAACACGGTGGAGACCGAAGACAGCAAGGAAATGAAAAAGGCATCCGCCGCCACGGATGCCGAGATCAATTGAAAGAAGGTTCAAATGAACAACACCATTCTAACCGACAACAAGGAAATCGAAACCCTCGACCTCCCCTCATGGTGGAGCGACGACTTCCCCTGCGTGGCGACGTTAATCAAAACCGGTGTCAAGGGGCATCGTCAATTGTTCGCGGCTGACGTGGATGTCCTTCCCGGCGTCGGATTCGCGTTCTACGAAGCCCAATGGCTCGACAAGGACGAATCTTCCTCCGATATAGATTTCACGACAATCGTTCCGTTCAACAACATCGAAAGCATCGAACAGATGGATTCAGTGGACGCGAAGGACGGTGGCCTCAAATGAACGATTCCCTGATTCAGGTCCCGTTCCACGGTGACACCATCGAAGCCGTTGCCAAGAACGACACGTGGATGGCGTCGTTGAGGCGCATGTGCGAAAACCTCGGCGTGGACTACAAAACTCAGGCCCGAAAGCTGAAAGAGAAGAAGTGGGCAGTTGTGGTCATCATGCCCACGACTGGCTCGGATGGCAAAACCTATGAGATGGCGATGATCGACCGTCGCACGATGACCATGTGGCTCGCGGGCATCAACCCGAGCAAGGTCAAGCCGGAACTACGCGAGAAAATCGAGGCCTACCAGTGTGAAGCCGCCGACGCCCTGGACAGGTACTTCAACGAGGGTGCCGCCATCCGATTCAAGGCCAACTGCATGAATGATGAGTCGTTGATTCTGGCGAAGGCGAACCAGATTCAATCCCGCCTGCTCGGCGAAGCCCGCCGGGAAAATCTCGAACTTCGCTGCCGCAACGAGGAGATGAAACCTCTCGCCCTGTTGGGCGAGGCGTTCGTCTCGGCAGACGGAACGATGAGCGTGAGACAGGCCGCCCGTCATTTTCAAGCCATCGACAAGCAGATGAACTGCGACACCGTGTACGGGATACTGCGCGGCGCCGGCTACATCGAACTGCGGTCGAAAGCGCCGACCGTCAAGGCCATCAAGCCCGGCTATCTGAAGCCCATCACGCCCCGCAAGACGAACGGGAAACTTGGCCGCCAGTATGCGCGGTTCACCACCAAGGGCGTGAACTGGTTCATCGACCGGTTCATTTACGGGCGTAGCCAAGGCCGGCTTCAGGGGGTGGCGTGATGGCCGGTAGTCATCAAATCGAATCGTCTCTTGACGGCTGGCCGATCGCCAAGGTGGCGAGCTTCCTCGGTGTCTCGAAGGGCAGTCTCTACGTGTGGTCGTGCCACGACAAGTGGGGAGGCCGGTATCCGCCCGCGCCGAAACGCGTAGGCCGCAGGCTCGTCTGGAATCCACAGGAGGTCATCGACTACCGGGACCGGCGGTGCGCGATAAGCCGCAAGGAGCTGGTCTATGGCGAATAAGGGTTTCCCGGATTCGAAACCGGGAGAAAAGGAAAAGGTGCCGGCGTCGCACTGTCCAAGGTTCACGCCGGCACCAACATCACCAATCACATTGAAAGGACGACAAGTGATGTCAAACAACAAGATTAGCGGTATCCACGCCATCGGCGTCGAGGTTCCGGAGGACATGTCGCTGAAGGAGCTCATGGAGCAGCTCCTGAATGATACGGAGGTCGAATTGGAGAAGGATTTGGACGAGGAGACGCGCCAGCCGGAACCCAACAAGTGCGACTGCCCGGCATGCGAACCTGACACGGACACGGACGCGAATGCGGATGAGGCGGAGCGATTGTTCCACCCGGCCGACCAGTGGCAGCACGTCGTCGACGTGGCCAGCGACGTGCACAACGCCGCCGGCTCACTCGAACGGGAGCTGTTCGACCTGGGCGAGAACCAGCTGGCGTTCGAAGCGTCGATGATCCTCAGCCAGTCGCTGACCCTGCTGCGAGCCATCCAACGCAGACGCAAGGAGGTGGCGGAATGAGCCTCGAAGCATTTCGCAAAAAGAACCGCATGCGTCGCCCGAAACTGAGGTTGACGGACGGGCAGAAGTCGGCCGTATTACTGGCTCTCACGTTCTGCGAGGGTTGGCTGGTCGGTTTCGCCGGCACGCATAGTCGCATCCCCAGTCCGGTGGGTACGCCGCAGTGGATGATAACCGGCTCGCTCGCATTGGCGGTCGTATTGCCGCTCGTGTTCGTGGGAATCCTGTTGAAGTGGGGCGCTGATGGAACAGCCAAGTGAGTTCACGCTCTGCCTGCCGGGCGACCCGGTGCCGAAGGGGCGTCCCCGCGTCTACAACGGGCACGCGATGACCCCGAAACGCACCGTCAGGGCGGAGGAACGCCTGTTCGCGGAATTCCGGTTGAAATACCCGCAGGCGAAACCATACCAGTGCCCGGTCAGGTTGGAGGCCGAATTCTGGATGAGCCATCGCGGCCGTCCCGACCTCGACAACCTCCTGAAATTGGTGCTCGATTCCCTGAACGGCGTTGCCTACGTGGACGACGCGCAGGTCGTCGAATCCCATGCCACCAAGCGCATGCCCGACCTATGGGTGTACGGAGCCAAAGGCAAATACCGGAAACGCAAGAGCGGCGACCCATACACGTACTGCGGGCACGAATACGAACCACATCTCTATATCCGAATCAAGCCGCTCCCCGAATGGGAGCCGAAGGAAAGGAAACAATCATGAGCAAGCCTATCAACGAGCCACGCATGGTGCAACAGGCGCTCGTATCCGACGAGGACCTGAGCTTCGAACTGGCGGCCCTGGTGCCGACCGCGAACGGGATCACGAACGCCGCATCCACGTTCATCGACAAGGCCACCAAACTGTTGCTGTCCGACAAGATCATACTCACCAACGAGCAGCATACGGCCGTCACGTCGGCCATCGCCATCGCCCAACTGACCGTCAAGGAAGGCGCGGCCATATCGAAGCTGCTGCGCAACCCGGACGCTTCGGCGGACATCATAGCCGGACTGCGACTCACCTCCAAGGACAGGCAGGATGCCTGACCGGCGTCTCTGGATGCCGCGTTGCAGGACATGCGGGCCGCTCGGCAAGCCCACCGGACTGGACGAGGCGGTCACCTGCTGCAACCGGCACACGAACCAGACCAAGCATCAGACGGCGTGGTATCCCACCTACGCCCAAATCATCGTGAAAGGCACATCAAATGACTCCATCAACCATTGAAAACACAGAGGCCGTGAACCCGGACGGGGAATTGCGCCAAGGATTGTTCGCCGCGCAGGCGGCGCGCATCGTCGAACTGCAGGCCGAGATCGCGTCCCGTCAGGAGGAAATCGACAATCTCAAATCCCTGATTCTCGACTCGCATCCGGTCGGCACCTACCAGGCCGGCAACCTGAAGGTGCAGGTGAAGCCGGGCGCGCGCCGCATCAACGCCGGCACGTTCGAGAAAGCCTATCCGGCCACCAAGTATCCCGGAGCCTACCAGTTGCGGCCGCGCCCGCTCAGCCAGTTGGAGAAGCTGCTGTCGGCGGACGCGGTGGCCGATTACGCGATGAGCGGCAAGCCTATGGTGGTGGTCTCATGAGCGCGGAACTGTCCAGCCTGGGCATCGCCCAGATCGTGGAAAGCGTTATCGCCGACTACGACCTGCGTGACGAGGACGGCAACGAGCTGACCGACGACCTGTACGTCATCCGTTCCGAGCAGCTCGACGAGCTGGGCCTCACCGTCGCCAGACGCATCCACAAGGCCATACGCGAACTGGAGGCGCAGGGCAAGACCGGTTTTCCCGTGCATTCGATGGCCTTCGGCAGCATGCCGGTAACCATCGCGAAGGACGGCGACCGCACCTACACGCTGCGCTTCGACAATTCGGACGAGGCGGTGGCCATCACACGGCTCAGCCGGACCGCACTCACGGACATCAAGAAACAGATCAACGAGTTTTTGAAGGAGGTGAAGAACCGTGAGCATGAATGAGGCGGTATTGGCCGTCGCACAAGCCCAGCAGCAGGGTGATGCGATACCAGTGGACACACCGCCCATGACCCAGTCGGCACCCGGCATGGGCAAGCCGCCAGTCACGCCGAAAACACGGGTGGACACGATGGAGGAACCCAGGTTATGGCCGGAGATCCGCCAGCTCATCGAGGACGACATCCAGAACGCTCCACGCGAACTGCAACGTGAGATAGGCCCATCCGAACTGGGAACGGACTGCGTGCACTGTCTCGCAGCCAAACTGGCGGGCTGGCCGGAGCGACGCTCCCCGGGCTGGCTGCCGTTCATCGGCACATGCGTGCACGCGCATTTCGAGACCATGTTCCGAGAGCTGAACGGGGAGCCGGCGGCCCAGTTCCCGTACACGAGCGAGGACAACGTGCACTGTCTCGCGGAACGGTGGCGCCCGGAGTACCGGGTCACCGTAGGCCGATTGCAGGGCCTCCACGGCGGCTACGACGTCACCGGATCGATCGACCTCTGGGATCGCAAAACCCATAGCACCATCGATTGGAAGATCGTCGGCAACACCACGGTCACGAAGGTCAAGGCGCACGGCCCCAGCCAGCAGTATCGGGTGCAGGCCTCGCTCTACGGCATGGGACTGCAGAACGAGGGCGAGCGGGTGGAACGCAACTGCATCTACTTCCTGCCCCGCAACAAGACCTCGTTGGGTGACGCATTGCCATGGGAGACCAGGTTCGACACGGAGCCCGGCAGATGGGCGTTGGCCCGAGCCCAACTGCTCGTCAACCTCATGGACATCATCGAACAGGCGGACGGCGTGGAGGTGCGCGACAGTTGGATAAAGCAACTGCCCGCGGCTGGCCCCGACAAGTGCTTCTCATGCAAGGGCCGCGTGTGGCCGGACATGAGCGCGCTCCCCGAGTTCGACGAGAAGCCGTGGCCGGACGTGCCCGATAAATGGCTCCAGCTCATCCCATTGATTGAACCTGAATACCAGTTCACCGAATAACGAAAGGAAAACGATTATGTTCGGTCAGCAACCACAGCAACAGTATGGCTACCCCCAGCAGGGGTACGGCTATCAGCCGCAGCAGCGTCAGCCCGCCCAGTTGAGCTCGCTCGGCGAGCTGCTCGCCGGCAACAGCGCCAAAGCCTACTTCGGCGCGAACAGCCAGCCGGGGGACACGGTGACCGGCGTCATCGAGAAAATCGAGACCACACAGGTCAACGACTTCCAGACCAAGCAGCCGGCGTTCTGGAACGACGGGCGTCCGAAAGAGCAGATCCACGTCATCATCCAGACCCAACTGCGCGACCCGAGCGTGGAGGACGACGACGGCCGCCGCTCACTCTGGGTCAAAGGTTGGGGAATCCAGTTGAAGGCGTTTCGCGATGCCTGCCGTCAGGCGGGCGTGAAGATCCCGAAGCCGGGCGACACCATCACGGAACGGTTCGTGGGTCTCGGCCAGCGGGGCGACGCGCCCCAACCGCCGAAGGTGTTCGAATTCCACATCGAACCCGCGTCCAGCGTCAACAGTCTCGTCAACGGAAGCCAACCCCGGCAGCCTGTCCAGCAGGGCTCCCAGCAGCCTCCCGTGCAGCAGTCCCAGCAAGACTACCCGCAGCAGCAGTACGCTCCCCAGCAGCCCACGCAGACCCCGAATCAGGGGTATCAGCAGCCTCCGGTCGACCCATGGAACCCGCCGACGCAGCAGCAGCCGCAGCAACCCGTTCAGCCGGTACAGCTCGGCCAGCCACAGCAGCAGGCTGATCCGATGAAGGTCAACCAGTTGAAGGCCGTGGGCAAAAGCCCGCAGGAGATAGCCGCATTGTTGGGCGTGCCCGTCGAAGCGGTCACCGCTGTCACCGACCAGGCGCAACCCCAATACCACGGGGGTTCCGAACAGATGCCGGAAACAGGTGAGTTCTAGTGGACAAGCTGCTGAAACACCTGCAGAACCAGTGGAGCGAACTGGTGAAGGACATGGATTCCCTTGCCTCCGATCAGGTCGGTTTCCGTGACGTCGATTCGGAAAGCCTCCAGCTCATGAGCGTGAGGCTCGTGCTCCTGGGCTGGCACAAGAGCAAGGATTCCGACAAGGACTGAGTCCAGTCCCGACCGCCGTAGCCGTATCCAAGCG